ACCTACTTCCTTCCACCATCTTGCTCTTAAAAATCCGTAATACACTCCACCATTGTCTGCATGAGTTGTTGCAGTTGTTCCATTTGCCCCTCTAGTACAACCTGTTAAATCGTTACTGCTTTTACCTGTATAAGTTATTTGTTCATTATCTATTACAATGGTACCGCTTGTTGGAAAGTCACTTACATCATCTAAAGTTATAGTTGTTTCTGTTGCATCTAATGCTTCATTTAGTTGTCCTGCTACACCTTTTACATTGTCTATCGCTACATTATCTTCATATATTTCTATAGCTTTCCACGGATCACTTGTATCACTTGAATCATGAGCTAAAAATCCTTCTCCGTTACTGGAAGATAATCCTGAGAATACTTGTATTTCTTGGGCTGTGGTAGCGCTTGTTACTGTATGTTTTTTACCTGCTATATTTGTAAAAGTATAGTTATCTGCCGAAGTGTTAACATTACCTGTAGTTTCATTTAAAATAAAGCTACCTGTCATATGACCGCCTCTTAATAGTAAATCTGTTCTACCTGCTTGATTAGATACTACAGGCTTTAAATATACATCTTCTTCTTTCCATGCTGATTTTCTATCGTATATACTAATTGTTCTTATAGCTACTTTATGATATCCTGGTGTTATATCTGTTATTGTTAATGAATTTTGTGATCCAGGAACTCTTTCTATTTTATACCCTTTTTTACTATCTTTATCTGGGTGAAAATTATGCTTTACTTCATATGCTGCTATATCTGGGTAATACACTTCTGTTGCTTGTCTTACCCCTGAGTTATTAACATGAGAAGCTGGAGCTGTATTATAGGCTCCTCTAGTACATCCTGTTAAATCATTACTGCTTTTACCTGTATATTTTATAAATTCATTATCTATTTTTATAATTCCAGAAGAAGAAAAATCACTTACACTATCTAAAGTTATTGTAGTATCAATACTGGTAAGTGTTTCATTTAATTCTGAGTAAATACCCAAACCAGCATCACTCATTGACTGTGTTACTTTTGCACTAAGAGGTTGTTTCCATTGTATCCTTGCTATATTAGATGTTGTTGCATTATAATTAGAAGTTCCATACGAGGCTGTTCCTCCTCTAATACTAACAGTTATATCAGTAGGTGCAGGTACGGCTTCTACTCTACCTGGATCTCTTTCAAAAGGTTCTTCATATATTTTATAACCACGCTCTAGTAAATCATATTTATTCTTATCATATAAAGAAGCACTTATACTATAAGCACTTGCTTCTGTGTCTTCATCTATAGATAGTATTCTATATTGTTTTGTTCTATATTTATTATCAGATTCATTACCACTTGCTTCATTTGAAGTTATTGCCCAAATTGAATCTTTTTCGGGTGTATCAGAAAAGCCTTCTATAAGATTTATTTGTTGACTATCTTTTGATCCGTCTGTTCCTACTGTTCCTGAAGAAGCGCTTACATTTATTATTTTATTTTCTACTCTTGTTTCTCCAGACCATTGTAATGTTACAGCGTCTCCATCATCATCAATTATATTTGCATTGCTCGTTATAGTTTCTGTACTTAAAGTTGTTCCTCTAAGTCTAGGTACAAAATCTCCTTTAAAGTATTTTACTCCTTCTATAGTGTGATAATGTCCTCCATCTGCAACAGCTTTATCAGAGGCTATATAAGCTCCTCCCGAAGGAAATATAACATGTAATGTATAAACACTATCTGATTGTAAATTTACAGTTCTATCTAAATATATATTATTAGTATCTAAAGTACCCATACTTGTTACTCTTCCACTAAACTGTATTAAGTCTCTTTCATTATCTTGAATATTTACTACATCACCTGGTCTAATAAAAGCACCATTTACGCCAGTAGTAAAACTTACTGTTTCGTTTTCTAAACGTTCTGTTAATAGCATATATTGTCCAAGCCTGTGTGCTTGTCCTTGTGAAGTAGTAGCATAGGCTGATATACTTTTTGTTATTATCTCATTTTTTTCAATAATAGATTCTACATCTTCTACAATTTCTACTTTTTGTTCGAAGTTATCGTCTGGGTCATTCCATGAAACCACTACTTGATTAGCTCGTTGTCTTACAGAAGCACTTTGATAACCAAAACTTCCATCAACTACATTACTTTGAGAAAATGTATATATAGGAGTTTTTGGACTATCTTGTACAGCAGTTATTTTGCCATCCATCCATAATACTATACCTCTAAAACATCTAGCTAAATCCATTAAAACAGTATAAGCTTCTCGTCCTTTATCTATATAAGCATTACAAGTAAATCTAGGCTCTGTTCCTCCTTTACCATCTGGAACTAGTTCATCACAATATCTTGCAATTTTATATAAAGCATATTTATCTATTAAATCTTCTTCTTTTATAATAGAACCTAAACCATATCTTTTATTAGTACATAAGTCATAAAATACCCAAGCAGGGTTATTAGTATAAACTCTATCATAATTATTTGCTGTATCAGGAGCTGTAAAGGTACTTACATCTCCTCTCATGTTTCCGTCCCAAGTTTGAGCTGCTGCTGCATCTGCTCCTGTAGTTACATTTCTTTCGTATCTTGCTACTCCATTAGCATCTTCATCTCTTGTAATATAGTTTGTAGGTACTTGAACTTTCATACCTTTTACATGGTATTTTCTTTCTGGAGGATTTTGAAAATCCTTAGCATTAAAGGTTGTAAAAGCATAAGCTGTTAGTGGATAACTTAATTTATCCATTATCATGGCTTCTACAGTTTTAAGTTTAGTAGTATCAAAAAATTTCCAATCTCCTCCTGTGTCAAAGTTATCTTCATTAACTTTTTTAATTACTACTCTCCAATCTGAAAAAGGTTGAAATTTTTGTACATCTAGTATAAATTCTTCCGCAAAAGCCATTTTTGTTTTTGCTATTACAAAAGCATCACTTGCTTGTTCGGATCTTTGTCCATGAATTTCTAAACCAAATTGATTTACACTTTCAGCAACTCCTGCTGAGTTTTTAATTTCATCTCTACCAAACATTAATTCACTTGTAAAAGAATCATTTGCGTTTATTTTATATTCAAAATATATTTGTAATTCTGACCATCCTGGTCCCTCTTCTCCATCATCTCTATCTTGACTCCACAAACCTTGTGGAAACTCAAAAGTTAATTTTATTTGATCTACTAAAGATGCATCTGATACATCTACATTGGAAGATGTTATGTTTGTTTGACTGTTTTTACCTACTCCGTATCCTGTTGTTTGTTTTATATCTGAGTTTGCGGCTAATGAAAACGTTGCTTGTGGAATTGAAGCTATACCATTATTCATTATAGGTTGATTTAAAGTACCTGTTCTAAACGCTGTTCCTACATTGTCAAAATTATATTCACTTTTAACCGCGTTAGGCGTTGCAGGGTTTGCACCTTGTATAATAAGTTTTGCATTTGTAACTGTTGTTACTGCTGCATCAGTAATAGTACAAGTATCATTAGCGGAGTCAAAAGCTGTTATTTTTGATTTATGTATAATTGCTCCTGATTCTCCAGAAATAGTAGTTCTACATGCTTGACGTGTTTTTACTGTTGTAGCATTTACATATTCTACAATCGCTAATGGCATTGATTGTCCACCGTATCCGCAACCTTCAACTACTATTTGAGTTCTACCATATTGAGATCCTTCTTCCATTGCTTCTGTAAAAAAGCTACCACTAGCTGTTAAAGTTTTTGAGTCTGCAGTCATACTAAAAGTTACTCCTCCTGAACTTGTAGTTGATTTTCCTGCTCCGTATACCCATGCAAACCTTTCACCATAAGTAGTTAAATCTGCTGTAGTTAGTCCATCAAAAAAGTTCTCTGAAGAAGTAACACTAACTGTAGTAGTATTAGAAGAAGCTGATAAAGAAGCTTTTTCTGTTATAGTTGGATTAATTTTTTGTGCTATATCTTCATCTATTAAAGGAGTACCATTTAAAAATATAGAAGCTTGATTATTAACTAAGCCTTCTATTGGTCCTTCTGATATTAAATCATATACTATTGCTGTTTGATTTCTATCAGGCGAGTTAAATATTCCTTCAGCTCCTGCTAAAGGAACAACTCTATCTCTATGCATATCTCTAAACGCTTTTTCCATATTAGACCTCCGTACCTAAATCTACCCAGTTTCCATCTAGTAACCCTTGTTCTCTAAGATAATCATAAGGGTTGTTTGAATCAAAATTACTTAATGATGACCATGGACCACCGCCTTTACCTCTTCCCATAAAAAGTACTGGTGCACTTGCTTGTAAGTTAACGTTTTGTGTTGTAAAAGCAACATTTATAGGACTACCCCCAACATGTAGTTCACCGTATAAAACAGGTACAGGAGTTCCTTGTTTTACTCCTGTTATTGGTCCTTGGAATAAAGTAGCGGGATCTTCGTCTCCTATTGTTCTTGGCATATTTAATTCTGCAATTCCCATCATTGTTAAGTTTAATCCTAAAGTAGCCATAGCTGCATACATTGACTCTGTAACTTTTGTCCAAGCAGCAGGTTGCCACCAAGCAACTATAAGTAGTATAACTCCTAAAATTATTTTAAACCAACCGCTACCACTTCCGGAGTTCATAGTTTCTGCCGCTCCCATAGGTACTGCTGTTATTATAATATCTTCTTCATTTAAACTTAAAAGTAATTCAGTTTCTTCTTTTATGTATTCGCCTGCTCTTTGTACTGTAAAACCTATACCTTTTTCTTCGGAACTTATTAAATATTGTTTAAAACCTTCAGTTTGACAGTCTATTAATTTAATTATGTCTCCATAACTAGATACATCCATATTCCATTCTTTACCGAACTTGTCACCGATATCTTCCATTAAATGTACTTTATTCATATTAATTCCTTTCTGGTTTTAGATGGTATAATTGTTTATTTGGTAAACTAATTATAAAATAATCTAAGTTTAATGCATTACATTGTACCCTATCAAAATCACTAGGGTTTGCATTATTTGTTGGGTGGCTATGTACCACTCCTATAATTTTATTTTTTAAAATTTGTCTTGTATACTCTTTACTATCCATTTGAAATTCCTGATCTTTTTTAGCTATATTTTTCATAGGAATCCATTTTAAATCTTTGGTTATTAAACCACAACCCTCTTTTGGGTATTCAGTCTCTAAATGCTTATATATGTTTGGTAATAAATGCTCTATCATCTACCTAACCTTTTTGATGCAGGGAATCCTCCAAAAAATAATACTTTAGATTCATCTCTTAGTACACTCGGACCTTTATTGTTACTGCTGTCTATTGACGCATCTACAAATTGGTATCGTTGCATACATGAGTTTAAAGTTTTACCACATTGATCTCCTTTTTTCCAGTAATGACCAAAATGTGGATAAGCCTTTCCAACAGGTTTATGGGCATTTCCTTCAAGAGTTTCTGTTTTAACTTGCCATAATCTAGGAAAAGACTCTAAAGTTCTGCGATCATCTTCTGCTTCTCCTATTGTATAAGCTACATAGTCATTATAGTCAGTATCGGTAAAAGCATAATAAGTATCATTTTTAGAAAAATTTCTATAAGCACGAACTCTTCTAAAGTTTCTATTTGAGTCAGAAGGTGTGCCTGGAGCACTACTAGCTTTTATTGCTTGCCAATAATCATATACAGTTACTCCTGAAGTTGAAGCAACTGTTCCTCCTGCTAAAATTTGTTTTATCGAAGTAATTGCTGTTTTATAAATATAATTCTGTGTAACTGAACCACTACTATATGTAGGTGCTGCATCTGCAACAGACTTTAATATTATAGGTTCATCGTCTGAATTAACAAAATTTGTAAAAGTAGTACCCGAAGCATTCACTATTTTAGAAGATCTTTTCCAAGTACAACCCCCTGTTTGATTGCTTTCTGCTTTATCTTCGTCACCAGCTTGATAAATCCAAGGACAAGCATTACCTATAATACTTCTTTTTGGTAATTTAGTTCCTTGAATATCAAAAGGACTTGCTAATTCAAAACCAACTGTCGCTTTGCTTTCCCCTGCTATTCTATCAATTATCCAAGTTTCTGAGGGATATTCTATAGGGGGACTTTCATTTCCTGCGTCTCCTGATTGTCCAACACAGTATTTATATAAAGTTCTTCTTCTAATTAATTTTTTTCCTAACATGTCTTGATTTTTTAATCCATCAAGAGAATCACTAAAAGTTGATAAAATGTTTGCTATTGTGAGCGTAGGTCTTGGAGAAGTTCCTGAACTACTTAAAGAAAATCCTGTTGCTTGAATAGGAATAGCATCATACTCTATAGCATCATACTTTCCTGTAACTGTATTAGCAGTTGAACTTCTAAATTGTATAGTAGTATTATCTGCTTCTAACCCATCATGAAAATAAACATAAGAATTTTCTGTAATGTCTGGGTCTAACTCTAGCTCAAATAAAGTTATTAAGCTAGAATCTACTGTTTGTTTTTGTAGATCTTTTACTAAATCGTTCATATTTCATATACTCTTCTAAAGTTTCCTGAAATACTATAGTAGTCATCATAGTCATAAGTTTGGCTCCAACTATCACAAACTACTGCTACTCCTGCTTGTATTACTACGCTTGCAGTATTACTTTCTGAAGTGAGGGTATCTGTTACTGTTAAAACTGTATTACTAATAGTAGATGCTCTATTTAAAGTATATCCATTATCATTATTATTACTTCCAGTTACCAGTATGTGTGTAGGAGTGCTTGGAGATAAAACTGAAGCAGACAAACCTGAACTAGTTATTGTTTTTCCACTAAAAGATGTGGTTGCTGTTTTACTTCCTAAATGAGGAGGAGCAAATACAAAACTAGTTGCTGCTGCTTTATCTTCAAAGAAAATAGCAATATTTTTAACCTCTGCTTTTTCTCTTGTAGAGAAAGACACCGAAAAATTTTCTCCTAAACTATTAATTCCTTTTTTAAGTCTTTGCTCATATCCATCTCCGAATACTTGCATTAAAACTTTTGGAGTTGTTGCTTTAGATAATGCTTTATCTGCTGTAAAATCGTTTGTTCCGTCTGTAAAATGTGCCATTATTTATTCCTATATTCCACCCGGACCGCCTTGATACAAGTGTCCGCCTGGTCTCTTTTGTTTCATTATTTCTTTATTGACCGCTATTGATAGTACTCTTCCTAATGCTTGGGCGTCTCCAGTTGTGGTCGTTTGAGCTCCCGAATCTGTCATATTTACATTAACAACAGTATTGTTTCCAGAAATTCCTGCCATTTGGTTAGGTGTTAGTACATATTCTCCGGGGGCTAACATTGCTGGTACGGAGTCTTTTCCTGTATAAGTGCCTGGTACTTTTGTTCCTGACGAATAACCAGGTACTCTACCACCTTTTGAAAAGCCAAATATTGATGTAATAAGACTTCCTGCTATACCAGATACACCTGTAGAGCCTCCTGAAAAAAGACCAGCTAATTTATTGCTAAAGCTACTTGCAAATCCTTCTTTATCTACTTCACTTACTTGTATCGCTTTACCGGGCCCACTTATACCCGGACCGTCTGTTAAAAGCTCTTGACTTAGCTCTCCACCCTTAGTATTACCCGCTAGTGTTTCCAAAGTACTAGTAGATAAACTACCTGTAGAGCCTCCAAACCTTTTATCCATTTCGTTAAACCTACTTTCAGCATTTAAGTGACCTTGCCTACTACTTCTTCCCTCCATTAAACCTTGTTCTTTAAAAAAATCTCTTAAGTTTTGTAAAAATTCTGCACCCACTATATTTAATTGATCATCAAACTTTTGTACTGCTGAACTATCACTTGCTAATTGTGCTGCATTTGCTGCTAAATCTGTAGCTGTTTTATTTAAAGCTTCTTGCTGTATTAGAATAGTTTCTTGAGCTATTCTAGCTATTTTTTCTCGAGGATCTTCTGGCATTATAAATCCTGTTAGTCTATTTGCAAGATTTTTAGCCATAGCATCTGCCATAGCTTTAGCCATAGCTTGTCCTGTACCAATTAATAAATCTTTAAAGCTACCCTTTCCTTGTATTAAATCAGACAAACCTTTTTGTAAACCACTCGTCATACCAGTAGTAGCTGCTGCTACTATTTGAGTACTCATTTCCATACTTAATGCAAGTATACGTGCTTCTGCTTCTAATAGTGTATTATCTATTGTGGTTTGTATTTGTTGCATTTTTAATCTAGCTTGATCTGCGGGTTTATCCGTTAAGTCACCTGCATCTGATTTTGCTTTTAAAAACTTAACTGTATTTTCTCTTGCTTTTGCAGCTAACTGGTCTATTTTTGCAATATTTTTAACGTCTTTAGACATAGCTCCATAAGCATTTTTAGCTCTCCAAGCTGCGTTTGCTTGTGCTTGTCTAAGTACTGTTAGTTGATTTTCTATTCTAAGTATATTTTGTAAAGATACAAGTGTGCTATCGGTAGCTGAAAGTTCAGCATCAGTAAGTTTTGCAATTTTTATTTTTGCTTGTAATTGTTCCATTAAAGTATCTATTTCTTCTTTATACTGATATTTTAATGCTTTATCTACTCTTTCCTTTTGTATTTTTCTTAATTTTTCCTCTGCATTTGCTCGAGCATCAAAAGCGCCTTTTGACATATTAAGAAGCACTTGTTCATTTCCTAACAAATTTAAATAGTCTCTTATGCCTTCTTTACTAAAATCAATAAGTTTTTTGTGCCCAACTCCCATAGATACCATATTTTCTGAGAGTTTTTCTATGCCGTCTACAAAATCTTTATTTAATACATCTCCTTGCATAGCTAAAGCATCTAGGTATGATCCTACTCCTACGCTATTCAGAGCATTGGCAAAGTATTGTACAGCATCTCCAGTACTTCTCCAAGCTTTTTTAGTTTGCTCTAGTTGTTTAAAAATTAATTCTTGTTCTGCATTAAGCTTATTTAAACTATCTGTTGTAGCTTTTATTTTTTCGTCTAATAGTTTTTGTGCTTCATCAACTTCTTTTGTACTATCAAACCATGATTTTAAAGCTGCTCCTACCATAAAAATCATACTAATCCAACCCATGGCACCCATTGCTAAACTCATTGCTCTTGTTGCAAGACTTGTTATTCTTTGCATTCCTCTCATAGTAGCTTGCCAACCTGTTTTTATACGTAATCCTATAACTTTAACTTTAACTCCTAAAAGTTCAAAATCATTTTGCATTTTTTTACCTGTCATTTTAGATTCGGCAGCTAATGTTTTTAAATGCATTTTATATTGTTTGAAATGTTTTTTTGTCATTCCATCTATTTTTGTAATTTTATTTTTTTCTAATCTTATAAGTTCAGCATTTGCTTGTCTTGCTGAAATAACTTTTCCTCTTTGTAGTTTTCTAAGAGTAGTTCTTCCATCTACTTTAGTTGCTCCCATAGCTACCTTTTGAGCTCCACCAAGTGCCATACCTCCTGATTCAGTAATTCCTGATTGCTTGGCTTTAAGGGACATTATTCTA